CCTAAATCCCATGCCCAGCATGTTGGCCGGGGCCTCGATCCGCTCGACGATCGGCACCCGGCGGCCGTTGAGGAACACGATCTCGAACGCCGGGATCACCTTCGGATCGGCGAACAGGTACCAGGCCTTGCCGCTGGACCCGCTGTAGTAGCTGTCCGAAAGATGCGGCATCGAGACGACCTTGTACTTGTGCCGGCGCGGGTTGTCCATGGGGATCTTCGTCTCGCTGGTGGACCCGTCGATCATGATCTGGGCCGCGCCCATCAGCAGCTCGGCGTCGGTTTCCAACTCCACCGGCACGACGAGCGTTTCCGGCCGAACATTGATCGGCTTCTGGTCCTTGGCCTTGGTGCCCGGTCCCGCCTTCTGCTTGCGGAACAGGGTCCGTGCGGTGGTCAACGCGTCGGGCCCGAAGGCCGTACTTGCCCCGGTCAGGTAGTTGTTGTTACCGGCGCTGAAGAAGTTGCCCGGGTTGGACAATAACAGCGTGAAGAACAGGTCGTCGATCGACTCGGCCCCGCTGCGTCCCATCTGACGGGGGATCTCCATGAAGGCATTCAGGTCGTCGTTGATGACATCTCGGCGGGTGAGCATCAGGATCTGGCCGTAGGTCTCCGCCTTGTTGGTGAACTTCTGGTCGGACAGCTTGCCGTGCTTCAGCTCCCCGTCGGGGGCCACCTGCTCGAAGCCGCCCGTGCCCAGCAGCCGGTAGCGAGTGACCTCCTTGAAGTCGCTCACCGATCCGATCGCACAAAGCTGAAACGCCGCGATCGGTGTGGCCCGGTAGGCGGCCAGCATCGTCTTGTTCATCACGTTTTCAAGGATGCCCGAGAGCGACAGCGTCGAGAACCCGGCCCGGATCGTTGCCGTCCCGTCGCCGAAGACCCGCGGCACATCGTGCCCTTCCAGCCGGGCGCACTCGGCAACCAGTTCCTTCAGACCGATGTTCCGCATCGGGTAGGCGGCACTGAGGGTCTTGTCGCCGTACTGCGCGGCCAGTCCGTCCTCCTCGATCCCGGCCGACAGGCAGGCGGCCGCCTCGAGGATCTGGGCGCTGCATGGCGGGGTAGACGAGCCGATGGCCGGGGCCTTGGGTCGGGCCTCTCGCAACACGGCCAGTTCCGTGCGGACGATGTCCCAGCCCTCGGCGATCGCTTCGGCGGCAATCTTGCGGTGGCCGCTGCCGCAGAGTTCCTCGATCGCGTCGATCCGCTTCATCTCGGCCGCATAGCCGGTCCGCTGCCGGGCGATCAGGTCAAGCTGACCCTGCTCGACAATCTCGGTGTCCGACGCGGTGACGTTTTCGGTCCCTTCCGGCTGTACGCATCAGGGCCTTTTCCTTGGCCCGCTGCCTCAGTTCCGCTTCCCAGTCGCGGCCTTGCCGGGCGTACTCGACCGCCAACGTCGTTGTGTGGTTCTCAAGACGCGTCGCCTGGGCATTGGCCTTTTTGGCCGGATCGACATGCTCCTGGCCGTTCCAGAACCATTGATGTTCCGGAACCGGGCTGTTGCGCATCCACAGCGGCAGCAGATCCGAGACCAGCACGGCCTCGTTGAGCCAGGCCCGCAAGATGTGATCGAGCACGACGGCGTCGATATGAGACTGATCGACGCGGATCGATTTGTAGTACGTCTGGTGATCGAGCCGGCCGGAGGCGTAGTTGTAACCCGAGCTGTTGCCGACGGCCACGTTGAACGGCATGTTCAGACAGCGGGCGATCTCGTTGAGGATTTCTCGCTTGAATTCGCCATAGGTTGTCGATGGCTGCCCGTCTTTGAGAAACCTACACAGACTTCAAGTGGAGCGGAGGGGCCGAAAAAGGGCGAAGAACCGAGGGATTATCCCGCAGCCACCCAACCGGCTGCCGGGCCGGGAAGTCGACGAATGACCCCGGCCTTCATCGCGCGCCGCACATGGAAGTGGGCATGAGAAGCGTCGGGCGTATTGATGAGTTTCTGAACGTCCTTCAGATGAAACGGTTCGTCCATCCGGCGAGCCATTTCGGCGATCTGCTGCCAGTACGGCGTCCGAACGAAGAGGCGGCTCGGAAGCGTGATGCACTTGCCATCCAGGACCACCGGGTGGAAGTGGATGTCGGCGGTCGTTTCCGTGTACTCCACCTCCCCGGACGTGCGTGAGTGCTTGAACACCGCAATATGATCGATCGTCTGAGCGAGAGCCATCCGAAGCGTCTGCTTGTCGGCCAAATCCAAGTTCTCCCGAATAAGCGTCATATTGGCAAGGACTCGCATCGCCTCGGGAACGGCCTCGACGGTCTCCGAACGCCGGCTGATGCCGAGGGCCAGCTTCGCCTCTTCCTCTCGCCACTTGGACAACAGCTTCGCGATGCCGGCGAAGTCCTCCTCGCTGGCCAACGCAAGATTCTCGGTCCCGCGTGCGATCTTCTTCCGTAACGCATCCAGCTTGCGTTGCTCCCGTGAGATGCTCGTCTTGTCTTGACGAGTCGCCCGAACGACGGCATCCCGAATCCTCGCTTCCGCATCGGCCGTTAGAAGCTCAGTTCGGATGACGTCCAGGACGGCCGTTTCCAGAAGATCAGCACGAATGCGGGGATAGACATCGCACGGTCTTCGTCGCGACAACCCATCGCTACCGCGTGAGCATTGATGCCACCATTGCTCCTTCCTGTTTTCGCCGGCCTTGCGTTCCTTGGTATGCACGCCATGCATCCGCTGCCCGCAATGGCCGCACAGCACGATTCCGCTGAGTATATAGAAGGTGGTCGTGGCGTGAGGTGTTTTGCCTTTCCGATCTGCGAGAAGCTTTTGGGCTCGCTCAAACAACGCCATCGACACGAGCGGCTCGTGAGCGTTTTCCACGAGGATCGGCTCTTCCGTGATGGTCGCGAACTTGGAACGCGAGCTGTCTTGGCCAACCCGTAAGACGCCCACGTAGACAGGGTTCTCCAGGAGTGATCGAATTGTCTGGCAAGTGAAATGATTCCCGAAGGTGGTTCGCAGCCTGCGGCGGTTGAACTCATCGGCGATCGCGGCGATTCCTTTGCCTCGGCAGAACGCGTCAAATGCCCATTGAACGGCCTCTACCGAGGTCCCGTCCTGCGAGGGGATCAGACGTGACTCCCAACTGCGAGGTTTCCGAAACCGCTCGTGGAGGTGAACCACTTTCACCACGTTTCCCGACTCATCGATCATCTCGCGGTCGTATCCGAAGACGACGCCGCCGATTCGCTTCCCGGCAAGAGCACGGTTGCGTTGGCCACTTGCCACGCGTTCGGCCAGCTTGATCGACTCTTGGCGGGCTCCGTACTGGTCGACGATGGCGGTAATCACGCCGCCGAGATTGTCGAAATCCAACTCGCCTCGCTGGCATGTGACGATTCGGACGCCCGCGTCCCGCAGGCGTCGCCAATGGAGCATGGCGTCGAAAATGTCCTCGCGCGACATGCGGCTCTGCTCGGACAGCAAGACGGCCGCGAACTTCCCCTTCTTCGCGTCGTCTAACAGTCGTTGGAACTCCGGGCGGTTGGCCGAGTCCGTTCCGGTCAGCCCGTGGTCTTCGTACCATCGAAGGATCCGGAATCCCATGCGCTTAGCAAGGGCTTCGATATCGCGTCGTTGGCGAGCCGGACTGTCCTCCTGCCGGTCCGTGCTCATGCGGATATAGCCCACGGCGGGCTTTAGTTTGTTGGGCATAGCATCTCCTTTCTCTTGTTGGTGTTTGCGCGCGAGGTCATTTCGCACCGCGCTTTCGTGTCTTGGCCAGGGTGAACTTACCGGGGGCAACCTTCTTGAACCGGGCGTCTTTGCCTTTCTTGATGTCGCGCAGGATCGATGCGTACAAAGTCGCGTGCGGCGTCTTGCCGCTTGGCGATTTCCAGAGTCGCTTCGCGACCATCGCCTCGACCATCTCCCGGCAGTTCATCGGCCTTTTGGCCCTCGCCAGGACCTTTATCGCCGCCTCGATCTGACTCAGCTTCTTGGCCGTCTTCTTCTTGGTTGCCATGGTTTGGCTCCTTCTGAAATGGGAATCGGTTAGTGGGGTCTTGCCCCGCTCAGCCACCCACAGCCATGGATTTCGGAGAACAAC